ATGGAACTGGAACAGCAACAGTTTCAAACCATCAGACATATCATAATACAAACAAAGGTGGTGTAAAGCTAAGTATTTCTCCTGCATTCAATGAATGGACCTACTATGAATTTACAGTAATAGCAGATTTAGAACACGTAGGTGTTTCACACAGAGTTGATTTGAATACTGATTATTTTGTCTCCTTTGGTATTAAATACTATCCAAATGTATTTTGGAGTGATATAACAATCTTACCGGTAGATCTATCACTAATACATGAAATAGATCCTCAAATCAACAACACAGATGCTGATTATGCAACAGACATATCAATGATTACACAATTGCAAAAAGATACAATAAACGGTGGTGTAATTGATCTAGATGATTAGCATTCAATTTAATTGAAGAAATATGATTGTGAAACATATTTATATATATGGCAAATAAGATCAAATGGAACGAAGCAAATTTCAAATGGGATGATAATCCACATCTTTGGAATTTGGTTATTGAAATAATTGAAGCGGTTGATCAAGGTGTAGGTGGTGGAATAACTGAAGTAGTAACAGCACTTGAACCAGAAAAGAAAAAACGACTTATCAGACTAGTTATGAGAAGGAAAGGAATAAAAATGTATGATGAGTCAAAAGAAGTTCAAAATATAGAAGCACACGTTGATGAAGTTGAAATGATTGTTGAAGAAGTAAAAGCAAAAATGTTAGTGGAGAATATAAATGTATAAATTATATACCGATAAAAAAGAAATATTTGAATGTGACATTTCACTTGAAGGTGCAAGTCTCAAAGATGCAAAAGCTCGATTAGTAGTTGAAACTGACAACATAAGTTTGTTGTATAAAGGTGCAATAGGATCAAACGGTAATTGTAAAGTACCAGTAAGAAAACTTAGAGGTATTTTAGATGAATCTACTAAAGGAACAATCAAATTAGAAGTAATAGCAGAAGATACTTATTTTGTTCCATGGGAATCAGACTTTGAGGTAGAAACTGCAAAATCGGTAACAGTAGAAATCAAATCACAATCTCCACGAGTAATCAAAGAAACTAAAAAACCTCGAATGGTTGCAAAAGTAAAAAAACCTTTAGATGAAGAAATTATAATTGAAGATGATACTCCAACTTTATCAGAAACGCAACATGCTGTAAATCTATTAAAGATTCTTATCAAAGAAGATATCAATATGAAAAACATATCTGTGAAAAAGAATCGTTTGAATAATATTGTAGCTACTTATATAAAAGAGAATCCGATTGAAAAATCGAAGCGTGGTAAGATACTGAACAACGTAGTAAAAGTTCTTGCGAAGCGTAAATAGAGGTTATTGATATGGCAGACTTTACGGGCCAAAATATTCAGGATACATATCAAAGGGTAGTCCAGATCGACGGTGGTCGATTGGAAGATGGATTGGGTAATGCATTACCAATATCTATGTCTGGAAACGATGTTGTAATCGATGGAACACTTCGAGCACAATCTTATATTGTAACTGAAAGTATAACCATACAAACAACCGGATCAACTTTATTTGGTGACACCAATGACGACAATCATCAATTTCTAGGATCCATAACAGCATCCGGTATTATAAGTTCAAGTGGTGAAATACGAGGAACGAATGGTCGATTTACCGATGCAGCTAGTGGGGTTTCTATGTATGTAGGACCTAGCTCAGGAATAGCAGCCGGTACTAATCTTATAGGTCATACAAGTCACCCAATGCAATTAAATGCTAATTCAATAAGTACTAATACACTTGCACCCACAGCGTTTAACATTAGAGGTAATATAACATCATCCAAAGATCTTCTTACCGGAACTGGAGGTAATATAAGTGCAAGTGGTACTATATTTTCAAATATATTAGATAGTGATAGTGATACACGAGTAGGTGGCGATTTAGTATTCACACAAAACGGTGCTTCACAACAACATGTGCGTTTTTCTCAAAACAATGATCAAATTTATTGGGATGGTGATGATATTATTATAGGTATTGATGATGAAGATCAATTTACTTTTAAGAATAGTGGTTTAGGTATTAGTGGTAATTTGACCGCTTCAGGAGATATAAGTTCAAGTGGTAATATAACTGGTAAACAAATTAAAACTAAAGAAGGTTTTTATTTATTTTCAGCAGGAGGAACAGACAACTATTATCCTTTCATATCACAATCCCATGGTAGTACTGTACATATAGGTGATAATGTGAATAACGACGATGTAATGTCAGTTAAGATATCAACCGCAGGAGGTACCCAAACACTACAATTTGGTGATGAGTATAATGATACATTTACATTTGCAGGAGGACCAATAAAAACTGATTCAAATATAACAGCTTCAGGCAACATAAGTTCAAGTGGCATTCTTACAACAGACTCAGCTTCATTTGGTACTAATATACAAACCGGTTTTAGTGATGGAGTACAATTTAGTACCCACGTCAGAATATTTGATGGTCACGAATTAAGAATAGGTACGGGCCCTGGTGGTACAAA